ATAAAGGTTTTTGACTGGACAGCCATTTTCTAATCTCCTACTTCTTAGACTTTTTGTCGGCAGAGGGTGAAGCCTTTTTTGCAAAGGGCTTTTTACTAGAAGCCTCAACCGGTTTAGGCGCGGGCTTTTTAGGTTCTGGAACTTCTACTTTAGGTGCGGGGGCCGGAGTCTCTTTAACTACCGCTTTAGCTTTCTTAGCCGCCTTAGCCGCACGTTTAGCAGCAGCACGCTCTAAAAATTCTTTTGGGTAAATCGGCATTTTCAGATCTCCAGGAGTACTACGACTTCTTTGTCGTCGTCCTCTTCCTTATCAGCTTTAAAATCTGGTTCCCGAATCGGGGGTTGAGAAAGGGGAATCTGAAGGCCGATCCCAGGTTGAGTTTCCTCTTCCTGGGACCAGCTTAAGTCTTCAGACTCGGTCCCTTCAGGACACACTAGGTAAGGCGTCCGACATTGGTCAACCGGACCCACTTGCGAGGAGCAAACAGGATCGGCGTACCGTACATCATGATCATCCAGCGGTAGGCCGGGGCCAAGACCGCAAGATCCATACGCATCAGAGGAGCAAGCTGACGGAAGGTGAGCACCGAAGGGGTAAGCTCGCCCAAGTAAGCCGTCTCCGTGAAGGGCATAACAGCGTTAAGGTCATCCTGCGCGGTGTTAACACCAAGAGCCGTCTGCGTAGTAGCAGCAAACCGAGCAATCTCGCTGTACTGAGAAAGGTCAGCAGGAGCAGCAGCACCTACAGCCAAATCAGCGCGATAAATGATCACGTACTCAGGCGGGTTAGCACCAATGGCTGCAGCGTTAGTAACCGTCACAGTAATCTGGTTATTCGCCGCATTCTGAGCAGGCGTTAACGCCTGAGCAGCCGAGATAAGCGGAGCCGACTCACCAAAGCGGTTACAACATGTAACTGCGTAAGCAAAGTTACCAGCAGCAGCACCAATCGACTTAGCCCAACTAGCCGTAGTCAGAGCACCAACAGCAGTAGCACAAGCAGAGGGAGTTGCAGGAGCGTTAGCGCTCGTAGCCGCAGCGGGAGGCTGCTTACCCTGACGCAAGAAGACGTCCGGGTTAAACTCAATCGTGCCAGCCTGAGTCGCCATCGAGGTCACCGACAGACCAACTTTACCTTCCGACGGAGCAGGCATGTTAATGCGCTCGCGGGGGTAGAAGGTCTTGACGAGGTCACTCATTGCGCGGGTACCCAGGAACATATCCGTGGGATAACCGTAATTCTCAATGACGAGGTTAGACGCCTCCTCAATATCAGCCTCTTGGAGGGGCTGACCTTCGAGGTCAATAACATTAGCGTTATTGATGAGGGAGTCTAGTCCGTCCCACTGCTCCGACTCACCATCAAAGGAGAGAGCCGAATTACCGTGGAAGAGAGAATCCTCAACGCGCTCCAGCATCCAGAGGATACCGTTCTGGTTTTCCAGAGCGATAACATCACCGTGTGCAGGGTTGACCAGGGTAGCTGGGTGAGTCACGGCACGAGTCGTACCAATGAACTTAACCAGCGAGGTCATACGCGTGTAAGTACTGTCTTGCGACTGTGGAAGCTCCCCCTCACGGGTGAAGCCGAAGGCTCCAGCAGCACCGTACTGGCTGAGGACATTATATTCCTCAACAGTCGAGTACGCAGGGCTCTTAGGAATTTTCTTCCAGAGCTTGATGTGCTTGTTGGAATAAGTGACTACTTTGAGGCTGGCCTCTAAGCTCTCAACGCGCAGAGCAGATCCACCTGTCTGATTAGAGACCTGATATCCTGCGCTAAGTGCTTTTGACAGTTCGTTGACATCACCGACAGTTGACGTCCCGAACCCATTCAGCCCGTCGTAGTCCTTTAAGCTAATTTGAGGTACCATGTTTGATTTCTCCTAAAAATCTTAAGCTAAAAGGCTTTTGACGACATTTTGATTGATAGCTTGAACGCCAAATTGCTCCACCTTGATAATCTCAAGAGGAGAAATAGTGCCAGCCTCAACACCCTTCATGAGAGCGTCAAGAACGACACTCTTAGACAACTCAGGCTCTTGCGACCCTGAGACTGATTTGCTCATATCGAGCATACTCTTTGGACCCCGAGAAGGACCCTCCGCGTACTCAGTAATGTTGCCCTGAGACTTCTCAATAATATCATTGAGGGACATGAGGTTTTCTGCGATGGCTTTCGACATCGCTCCGTTCTCCTCATGAACTTGAAACAAGGCTTTGGTAACAAAATCTTCTAAGTCGTTACAGTAAACGGCAATCGACTTAGTAAGCTCATTAAGGAAGTCACTGACTTCGACGCCCTTAGACACGGAGGATCCATACCCCTTGTCCATGTCGGGGTCCTCTTCCTCTTCACGGGTAATACCGGCAGCTTCGGGATCGTCTCCCTTAGAGAGTTTCATATCCGTACCGTTAGGCTCTGTGCCTTCGGGATCGTCTTCTTTCTCTCCGTCAGCCCAGCCAGACTTGCCTTTAGGTTGATCAGCGGGCCACTTCTTTCCCGTCTCAATCTGAGATTTAGACAGGATATCATCTAGCGCCTCTAGAGACTTTAAAATCTCTGACTCATACAGTGTGTCGGACATCTCGACTTCTCCTATAACCCAAGGCTTTTCTGGATGTGCGGCGATACCGATCCAGTAGTTTCAAATTTAACGACTTCGAGGGGAGAAATCTGTCCAGCCTCGACACCCTTCATAAGTGCCTCAACAATCTGGCCTTGCGAGGGTCCCGCTTGGCCTCCAAAATCACCCTTCTCTAAGTACTGAACATCGCCACCCGCGCCACCAGACGTATTGACGTCAATTTGGTCTGCCGTGGTATTGATGAATCCCAGGCTCTTACCCATAGACTCAAAAACACCATCGACACTCTTAGCAAATTGGTCGTGATGTAGGTCCATCTGGAGCAGTTGAGTACCAACGCGATCCTCGAAGTTAAGGAACGAGTACCCAATGGACTTAACCATCTCGTATAAAAACGGAGAGCTAGAAATTCCCTCGACTAACGTCGGGTTGCTCTCTACGTAATCAAAGAAAGACTTACGGACTTTGGCTTCCTCACCGGCCTCAGCCATCATCTCCGAAAAGCCGCCCTTATCGTCCTCTTCCTCAGACTCTTCCTCAGACTCTTCCTCTTCCATCGCCTTCAACAGAGCCGAGTCTTGAATAAGAGACTTGTATAACCGATAACTCTTTTTAACAGCACGGTAATCTGTGCCGTTCTCTTCGATGTTATCTTCGTCTTTCTCTTTCTCTACGTCCGTACCCGCCCAATCAACGCCCATAGGCTGATGATTTCCAGGCTGCAGCGGTGTGATTTGACTAGCCATTCTGTGCTCTCCTAGCGGCTGACATTCGGAAGATGACATCTGAAAGGCTTCCAGATGTACCTTGTGAGTACCCTAAATGACGTTGTATCAGATTGGCAAGACTTTTTTTAGTATATTCTTTTTCTTTTTTACTTTTTTCAGAATCGTCTTTGTATAGCAAATCTGTAGGGTCTTTATCTAGGTCCTCTGTACGTAGCGCGGAACCCCCAGTTTGGTTAGAAACTTGGTGTCCAGCGGACAATGTTTTTTCCATATTTAGATCAGCCCAATCATACTGACTAAACGATTTAACTACGTCTAAGTATGTATTGTAATTGATCGGAGCCGTTGTGACGGCAATATCTTGGATCCAACACTTTATAATAGTATTGCCGTTACGGCGAACAGTTTTACCTTGAAGGGAAAACCCTACTTTACGTTTGGCATCGGGGTTCTGGGCCAGAGACTGGATGTGTTCCCACACGTCGTCAGCAACCTTTTTTCCTTTGTAGATAATGCCTTTAACGTAAAGCCCTTTTGGGGTGAGTCTAACCACCCAAGGCTCACCAATCTTATTCTCAGCACCGGGCTTATGGTCCCAGTTAAAGTATCCATGCTTAATAAAGTAATCAAAATTGATACCGGACTGATTTACCCGCTCATTTTGAAGATCCATATCTGGCGTAGACGCAATGCCCTCAATAATACGGGCTTTGCCATCTTTAGAGGCTTTTGCCTTACTTAGAGGCATCCAGAAATTAAAATTTAAAGTTTCTTCTGACATTTACTCATTACCTCTGCCGTTTTATAAGGCCCTTCTGCCTAAGGTGCGTAATAAATTCTGGATTATGGAATTGTTTTACTAAGTCTGCACTTCTTGGGCTCATCATGGTTTTCGCATTGGGGTTATACCTAACCAACTCTCTAAGTAAGAAATCCCGCCGCTCTTTAGGAAGATTATTAAATTTTGACATCATACCCTCTGCTTCAGGAGAGGGTTTATATTTAGATTGGGCTTTAGCCTCACGCGCAGATTGTACACGCGCAAGGTGGGCCTTCACGCGACCACCGTGCTGTCGAGCCGGATAAGATTCCGGGTCAATCACCTTGCGTTGGCTAGGGGGCATAAGCGGTCGGAACGAAAAACCCTCTTTTGTCTTCCAATGTTTAATATTCTTTTTTTCAGCAGCAGCAGCAGCTTCCTCTGCAGCTTCCTCTTTACGCCACTCTTTTACTTTTTTCTTACCCGCAGGGTGCCAAGACATTACGTCCCGTCCGAAAGATTTGCCGCCCTCATATACGTGTTTTGCGGCGTCTCCCACCCCTTCCGCCCAGGTTTCCATATCAGACTTCGAACCACCAGAAGTCTTAAGCGGTCTCCGAGACGAAGTAGCGC